CGGCTATTTCAATCTGCTGACGGTCATGCTCATTATCTTGCCCTTTTGTGTACGATACCGCACCAACGCCCAAAAAAGCACAAATTAGAGCAAGTAAAACCCAAGGATTAAATAGGCTTAACATCATCAGCTTTCATCATGGCTTCAGTTTTGTCCTTGCTAGATTTACTTGAGCCGTAGAAAAACGAAATAATGGTGGCGACTGCTGTACCCAACAAGAAGCCCAAAATTATGTTGGCAAAGTCCCTACCGCCCTCAGGCAACAAAATAAAGGTTACGGCAAAAAAGTAAAGAACAGAAGTTGATGCCCAAAACCACGCATAGTAGTAAATAAAATGCTTGGCTGTTTTGTCATTTGGATCTATCGGTGCTTGCATCTTTTTCTACCTCCGCTTTGTTAATCAACCTTTGCACTATTTCTTGCTGACGTTTGGTTTCTTGCTTTGCCTCAAGAATGTCTAAATACATCATTCCAAGAATTGGCAACAACAACCCAAACACCACCACCATACTCAAGAAAGCAATTAAGAAACCCACTTGAGAATCCTCATTTGTCGGATTGCTTGGAAGAGGAGGTGGAGGTATAGGGTAACTATCATTACCGTTCCGATTATTAGCGCTCGATCTTGAAGCTGGTTTAGCATTTTTCGCCGTTGCCATTGTGCGACCCTATCTTTTGCTTCTTGCTCTAGCCTCTCTTTTTCCTGTTCGGCTTGCAACCGTTCAAACTCTTCTTGAAACCTTGTCCAAACTGCACCAAGGGCAGGGTCAACGCCGTAGATCAACAATTCCCTCAATTCGACTGCTTGGCGCTCTAACTCCATCTCTTGAAAAATGTTGTCAAGCGCTTGAGATTTTAATGACTTACCCTTTGGTGGATTCTTTTTTTGCTCTGCGGCTGCGGTTTTAACTTGTTCGTGGGCATCAAAGAATTTACCAATGTAACCCGATATTTCCATTGTGATGCTAGTGACATCTTTGGAAGCCGCTTTGCAGTCCTTATAAAACGATACGGCCTGCTTGATAGCGGCAATAGCGGCAAGGGCTGCGGTGAACGGATCAATTTACAGCCCCAGTATTTTTTTTACAAACTCGCCAGCAACGCCTGGGCCAAACAAGACGCACATCATTACAGCGTAAAGCAAGTATTCAATTTTGTTCATGCGCTTATCGCCGTCTTTCAACGCTAATTGAATAGCCTCGTACCTTTGGGCGCATATTGCTTCATGCACAGCAAAGTCTTTTTCTAAGTCGCTCATGATTCATCCGCTGGCAATGGTGTATTGCCCTCTGCAAGCCACTTTAGGTAGGCTTCATTTGTTTCACTATTGCACCATTCGCCTGTTGGAATGCCGTCAATAAATTTTTCAACATAAACATTATTGTTAGACAATTTATAAGTAATCATTTCATAACTCCGCATCTGCTGTTGCATGAATAATTGGTCTAAAACCAGCCGCTACAAGAACTCCAGTATTGTCAAATGATGTGCTTTCTGTTCCCGCAAAATTAGTTCTAGCATTTGCAGAGCTTCCTGCGTTTCCATCATTAGTCCATTGACCAGCGGTATGACCAGAAGTGCCAGGCGCGTACAAAGTTATTGTGCCTGGAGTAGCTCGCATTGAAACTGGAAATTTCCAAGTTCCCGCAGGTTCAATTTGTGAAAGTGCATTGATGGTTACTGCTGTTCCTCTAAATGCTCCAGCAATTGTTACATCGTTACCAGGTGCAGTACCAATTGGAAATGTTTTGCAAAAATATCTTTGACACAAAGCCAACTCAGTACCAATAGGTCTGTAGTCAAAGCTCGTTGCTGTTGAGCCTTTTTCTAGCTGTACGCCTGTGATGTAGAAAGTTGCGCCGTTTGTGCCGACTACTGATGTTGAACCAGTTGGTGCGTCATAGTTTGCTGATGCCCAAGTATTAGCAGTTCCAAGGCGGGTTGAACCTGACCCAAGGCTAAATGAAAGATATAACCCAATTCCGTTTGTAGCGCCAATCCATGTTCCTGATGTATCTCCTGCAATAGTTACAGATTTTTGTTCCCATGTGTTTGCCGCTAAAATGGTGTAGCTAAATGGATATGAACGATCTGCCGCTGCATTTTTTATAGACGCGCCAAAGTTTCCTGTCAAACTTGAACGAACCCAAAATGACAAAGTGACTGTTGAAGCACTTGCAGTACCAAAAGAAAAATCAGAACTATTAAAACCTTCTACTGCTTGAAAAATAAGAAATAAGTCTGTGCTTGTAACAGAATATGCGGATTGTGAGGTTATTCCAAGATAATTACTAAAGCCTGTTGGTGGTGTAACTGCACCCGCATTTTGTTGAGCAATCAATTTACCAGTTGTAGATTGAGTTACAAACCATCTATCTAAAAAATATCCATTAATTGTGTTTGCGGATGCCGCCCCCGCATTCCTTTGGTCAATCACCATTGCACCATTGATGATGCGGTTCTTGAAGCCTGTGTAATTTATATCTGTGCAATTTACCAAACTACCGCTTGCTGGCGTTCCAAGAATAGGCGTTACCAAGGTCGGGCTAGTTGCCAGCACATTGTTGCCTGTGCCTGTGTTAGTGACGCTCACAAGTGCTTTAGACGCATCTGTGGCTACCGCGCTTGAAGCAGTTAAGCTAGAGTAAATGGGCGTAGCGCTAAATGTTGCAACGCCAGTAACCGCAAGAGTACCCGCTACATTGGCGTTTGTACCCACATACAGCGCCTTGGCTATACCTACACCACCCGCCGTAATCATCGACCCTGTAGAGGTGCTTGTAGAGTCTGTGGTTAGGCTTGAGTTAATACCCGCCGCAAACGGTATGCGAGCCGTTGTCGTGGTCTGACCGTCCTTTGTGATAGCCGTAGACAGTCCTGTTGCTAAGTCCGCTGTGAGGGCGTTAAAGGCCGTTGAGGATATGACCGTGCCTGCGACTACAGGTTGCCCCGAGGTGTTTATTTGGAATGTACCTGAACCGTTGTAACTCATTTTTTACCTTTCAAAGCATCCGCTAAAGCATTGTATTTTGTGGCTTCTTCCACTTGTTTTTTGACTTCTCTGTCTTTCAATAATTCTTTTGCAAATTTTGGTGTTACCGTAGCTGTTAATTTATCAAAATATCTTGCAATGACGCTACCAGTATTGGAATAGTTAACCGAACCCTCGGGCTTTACCAAAGCATCTTGTATGACATTTCTTACGTCCATCAATGTATCGCGACCTTGCTTGCCAAACATATAAACAAGTTTTTCTTCTCGGTCTAACGTGTCAATTGCCGTCTTGAGCTTGGCAAATGATAGTTCATCCTTTGCATTTTTTGTCAAACGATCTTTTAAATATTGAATTGTTTGGCCTTGTAATTCGGCATATGCTTGTTGACCTTGTGGCCCACCTTTTTTCAATAACTTGGTAACCGTCCGCATTTCCTCTAAGCTGCCACTTAGCACCACATGAGAAAACACATCATCTAAGGCAATTGCACGGTCTGCATAGCCACCTCTTGTGCCAAGCAATTTAGCCACACGGTAAGTATTTTCAAAATTATTTGCAAGCTCTTTGCGTTGCGTTCTAGCGGCGCGGTACAAGTCACCACCAGCGCCCTCAGTCATGTCGTTAATAACGTCCTTAACCTGTTTCATAAATACGCCTGATGGCTTGCCAGGCTCGCCTAACTGACCCGCAGATTTATACAATTCTTCAAGATCGTCAATGGTAACTTGACCATTTTTTATTTTCTTTAATGCTTTTAAATCTGCTTCAATTGATTTAATTTCACGAACAGAAATAGCTTTACCTGCATTAGTTTCTAACCATTGGTCAAGTTTTGTAGTGTCAATTACTTGCTTGGTTTCGCCAGCATTCCTAGCTGCCTCGTAAGCCTTATCCACTTTAAGTTTTTTGGCATCAAATTCTTTGACTAAAGCATCATCAACTAATGAGCCAACCTTACGATATTGCTCGGGATCGGCATACTCTGCACCAGTTTGGTCAGCCAACTGTTGAAAGCGCTTTAAAATCTTTTCTTTTTGTAATTGTTTAAATTCAGTTAAACCTTTTGCCAATTCGGGATTTTCTTTTGGTAGGTCAGACTCGCGCTTTAACTGTCCAAAATCTTGTAACTGCTCGCCCTTGGTCAAAGGAATATCTTGCCTTAAAGCTCGCTCTTGGCGCATTAAAGCTGGACTTGTTGATGCAT